GTCAATATAGCACTTGTCTGTGAGAATGTCGCGGATTTCTGCGAATTGGTCGGGTGTTTCGATAAGATAGAACATACCTTATCAATGTATAAAAAGAATTTTTAATAGCCACCTCCTCCACCAGAAGATCTTCTTGTTCCTGAGGATCTTCTAACTGGAGTTGTTGTTCTATTCATTTGTGGTCTAGGAGGTGCTTGTCTTGGGGTTGCTCTTCTAGTTATTCTTTGAGTTTCTCTTTGTGCTTGTTGGAAACTTTCAAAGTCTCCATAATCAACATCAGCTACAGGTGGTGTTCTTGGTATTGTAGTATCTACATCATCTGCTGGTGTAATTAAATCATCACTATATTTTAATAAAGCATGAGGTTCGGGAACATGTTGTGCTCCTACCATTGGGCCTTTTTCTGGATGTATATGGTAAGGACCTATATATTCTACTCCGTTTTCATAATATAATTCTCCACCTGTTGTGTTTAAAGGACTATCTATAACTTCATATTCATTTAAAATAGGAAAAAAGTTTGAAATGTAAGGGAAAGTTCGTTCTAATATTCTTAAATTATTGTTATTGACTTTTCTAGTTCCATTTTTTAATGCCCATGTTATTGAACCTACTACATATAAATGGTGGTCATAATCTGTTTTTTCTTGAAGTTTTTGAAATGTATCTGAATTAATTTCTATGTACCCCCTAAGTTGATTAATTCTTTTAGCAAAATATCTAATATAATATCCTTTATTATAATCTTCTTCTGTAGGTGTAGGTTTATTTATAGGGACTCTTATAGTGTTTTGTAAAAATTTTTTCTTTTTTTTCTTTAAAAGACTATATTTTTGGGAATCAAAACTATTTCCTATCCTATTATTAGAAGGTTCTTCTTTTGTTTTTTCAAGTTCATCTCCTAAATTTACAACATTTGTTCCTGCATAGTATTTCCCATTACTTAATTCTAAGTATTTGCCTTTAAAAGCTTTTCTACCTTCTTTGTATACAAATTCTCCTGTAGAAGCTTCTTTTATGTTAACTTTAGATTTTGGAAAGTATGGCATAATTTTTTAAATATTAAAGATAATTTTCTAATTCAGGTAAATAAAGATCTTCAATTGTATCTTGATATACTTCGTTTATTTTAGGAATTAATACTTCTAAAGCTAAACTAGTATTCATTTCATTATATGTACGATAGCCTTCTGTTATTACGTTGTCTAATATTAAATTAGGAAAATCAGTATAATTTCCATTTAAATTATCATATTTTAAATAGGAGTTATTTATTTCACTTATAACTTCTTCAGTAGCATCTAAAAGATCTCTATTATAATTTTCATTTTCTTTTATAAATTCAGGGGCAAATCGATTAATTCGAACTTCAAGATGGTTATCTGCACCCCATGATCCTGGCCATTCTTCTTTAAGTAATGGTGTTCTAATTTGAACAATTTCTATTCTTTTAACAGTGCTAAGTACAACTTTTAGTGGGACAATTGGTTGATCTACTGTAGGGGTTTCTTCTTCCTCTACTTCTTCATTAGGATCGGGTATATCTACTACTGAAGGTGTAAACCCTGATGTAGCATCTTGTCTAGCAGATGTGTCATCTCTCCTTCTTTGTTCTTCTGCAGCATCAATTTGTTCTTGGAGTTTATCTAATTCACTTTGGGTTAATTCTTTTTCTTTAAAGAATATAAGTTCTTCTTCATCTTGTTCTTTTCCTAAATCTAAAGACACTAATTTACCTGTAAATTCAGTAGTCCAATCTTGTCCTGAGGTAATTTTTTGACTTTCAGAAAAAACAATAAATGCTACATCATCACCTTGATATCCCTTAGGTAAACGGGTATTATCAACTCTAAATACATTACCAATTACTAAACCAGAAATACCATCCATTAAGGCATTAAATTGTAAAGGTATTATTGCTGATTTAGCAGGAGGATTTTTAATTGGTTTAGATTGACCTCTATAATGTTGAATACCATCTATAATTTTATCTTCACTATATCTTGCTAATACAGATCTAACTAATCTTTCTGCATTTTGTACATAATATTTAGCTTGAGATATTTCTAATGAGTTAGTTTTTCCTTCAGTATCGGGCTCGTTAAACTCACCCCTCATCATTTTTATTCTGTAATTATGTAAATCTACTATCATCTGATATAATTCATTTATATCTGTATTATATCGATTTCTCATCCTTCTTTTTTCAGCCTCACTTACATCTTCTTCTACACCTGAAGAAAATCTATTTTTTATGTTTTTATTTATAGCAGCAAAACTAACGTTATCTAAACTGTCAATAGATTTAGCTTGTGCTGTTATCGCTGCTGTTGCTGCTAAAGCAGAAGGAATAGTTGAATTAATATTAAAATCTCTAACTATAGATTCATTACCTTGGATTTTAAATTCATATAAATCTTTAGGATCAAATATGTCACTTTGAACTATTAAATCCGATATTTTTATTACATTGGGTCTTTCTAATTCTGTTAGTATTTCAAAATCATGTGTCCCCGCACATGCTGTATTTACATCATTCCATATGGTTTTTATATATGTAAATAAATTAAAATTTTCACCTTCTAATTTTTTATATGTGTCAAATAAATAATCAATATTAAAAAATATTTTTCCTATACTTCTTACATCAGATTCACCACTATTAATAATAGTATCTAATTTAGCATAATCAGATAACTGGTGAGGTAATATACATATTGATGGGTCAACACTCATATCCATTAGTTGTTCTAAATCCAATTTGACTGGATTATTTGGATCACTTTTAGGATCAGGAAGAATTTGGTTTTTTAATTTTTTAAGTTTAAAAGTACTGTAAGTGGCATACTGTTTATTTTCGGGAGATTTTCCTAATGGGTTTTCATAGTATGTAATTTCTACTATAGATTCTGAATTTTTAGAATCAGGATTGTCTTTAATTTTATTAATTACAAATTTATTTAATACATCACAAAAGAAATCCCATCTAATGTAATTATAAGCTGATTGTGTCCCATTAAGTTCATCTTCTTCACCTTCTAAGGATAAAGTTTCTCCTTTATATAGAAAAAATTTATCCATTATTGCTTCTAATTGTTCTTGAGAATCTAAATATTTATCTAATTCTTTATTAGTGTATGTAATTTTAAGTCTTGTTCTTTTTCTACCAGATCTACCAGGAAGCCCATATTCTTCTCTTGTTTCAATTTTTTCATCACCTTCTTTTATAGCTTCTATATTTTCTGGAGTTAATTTATATAAATTACTTGTGTTGCCCTTTATACCTGCTATTTCTATTAAAGCTTCATATAATGCTGGGTTTGTTGTAAATATATCTTTTACAAGGTTTTCTGTTGTAGATACTGTTTGTTTTCTTACGCCTGAACCTCTACCTCCTGTTACTTTTTTATTTTCTACAGTAACAGTCTTTCCATTATTATTTATGTAAGAGTAGGCTTCTGCATATTCTTTAAAAATATATAAATAATATTCTAAATGTGTAACAGGTTCTTCTTTGTCTTCTTTTTTTACATATTTACCTCCATTTCTACCTTTTAATCCCTCTAACACTTCTCCCATTGCCATTACTTCAGTAGTACAATCAAAACCTCCATCTGGTCGAGAAATAATTTCAAAATTTTTACAAACTCCTAAAAAACCATCATAATTACATCCTGTTTTTTGTTTATTTAATAAGATTATTTCATTGATTTGTTCTTGAGTAGATTTTCCTTCAAAAAATTCCTTAATTAGAGGAAATTCGTTTTCAACTTTAAGTGTTCCTGCTCCATCATCCGTTACATAGGTAGACCAACCCCATTCTAATAAGATAGGGTAACCTATTCTCATATAAAGAAGTTCTAATATTTCAAGTTGACGTCTATTATGACATTTAAAATTAATTTTTGCTGTTCTAAGAGAACCATATGTTGTTTGGGTTCTAATTTGTGCGTCTATAATACCAGGCATTGGTACTATACCCATACCTTCTTTAGCGTCTGAACGTATGTAAGGATCACCATAATGAAGACCATAATCAGTTCCATTATTGTTTGTTCCTGGAAAACCACCTCGAGGGCCTTGTTTGATTTGTCCTTTGTCTTTTCCTAAAGCTGTTTTTAAGCCTCCAAAATCAATATTTTTTGTTAAAATACCTCCCTCAAGAATATATCTTATAGCCATTTTTTCTCCCTCCAAAATACCTTTACCCTCAAAGACACCTCCTTCGGGAATATCAGTGTCAGGTAATAAATCAACACCTGAGCACATTCTAATAGCACATTGTCTTGATGTAGTGTAAGTATAAAATGCTCCTGGAGGTAAAGTAGTTTCACCCCCAAACTCGGAACCTAAATCAACCCGAGCAAATCTAGAACCTCCATCATTACCTTGTTTAATAATGGCTTCTCTTGTTTTGAGTTGTCTTTGTACAATAGGTCTTATTGTTTCTTGAAATAAACTAGACATAACTATTTATTTAATTCTTCAAATACTCGCATTACATCTTGTTGGTTTGTGGGAATTCGAATTTGTAACCCTGGTTTTAAATTAAAAGTGTCTCTTTTTACTACACCTGGATTAGCTGTAGCAATTATCCACCACATATCCACATCTTTATAAAATTGATTTGCAAGTAAATCTAATCTGTCTCCATCATTAGTTATTATATATAAGTCATCAATAGAAAGAGGAATTTCAGGATATTTAAGAGCCCTGTATGTTCTTTTTCTATTTAATGTTCTTATTGGTAATGTTCTTAATCTACTTGCCATATTATGTTATATTATTTATCTACCAGTCCAAGCTCCTGTAAATCTAAATTTAGGTTGACCTGGTCCTACTAATCCTGTTCTTTCTAATCTTAATTTTGGATACCCTCCTTTTCTCTTATTATGACCTCTTGGTTTCTTTCTTCTTTTTTTAGGTCTTTCATTAGGATCTGTTGAACTTTCAGGAAGAGGATCATAATTAGGGCTTTCTAATTGAAGAGGTTTTTCGGGATATTCTATTTGTTTAATTTGTCCAACTTCTAATAATTCAATATTATCATTTTCTGTAGAACTATCTTCTGTAGACATAGCTTTAAGTCTTAATCTTTCTTCTATTGTTAATGAAAGATCTCGTTTGGTTTCATTATCAATTTTAGAATGTCCAACTGCTTCTAAATCATACCATTTTTGTTCATCATTTAATGGTCTATTATTTTCATGAGGTAAAATAAATGGTGATTTTGTAATTGATCTTTGTGGTGTAAAATTATGAACAGGTAAGAATGAAACTTTAACATCTAATACATGTGGTAATTCTAACATGTGTTTATCTTCACCACCTGATGTTGAATCTATAGCTACTTCCCAAGGATAATCTTTTTGCCATGATAAACTTATATTTTGTATAAATCCAGGAATTCGATCACACCATGATCCTATAGTTAATCTTACAAATCCTGCTCTCATTCTACCTCCTGAATATTCAGGGGCAGTTTGGGATGCTAAATAATTTAATTTTCTATAAATAGGGGCCATTTCATACCGTGTTTGGGCCGCTACTTTAAAACTAAAACTTATATCACGTTTGAATTTATCATATTGATAGAATGTTTCTCCTCTACCATTGTAAGTAAATTCATTAAGTGTAGAATTATAATTGTCTTGTAAATCATCTAAAAATGCTCTAAAAACTATAATATCAGATTCTACAGGATTATCATTATCTACAGCTTCAAATCTAAATTTAATAAAATCTTTGGGTATATTTGCATCTGCATTACCCTCAGCTCTAAATATGTCAAACATATTAATTTTATCTACTTTACTTGCACCATAAACATCATAAGTATTTTGTGATGTATGAGTATCTCTTCCTGTAGATATATATTCAGCTCCTGGATTACCTGTACCTACTCTACTTTCTCTATAAAGAGCATTTCCTCGTTCGTCTGCATCTTGGTATCCTATAGCTCCTGGTCTTCCTAATGAAACTAAATAATTTGTTATGTCTGCTGCTCTTGTAGGGCCATCAAATTCATCACCAAATCTTCTAACATCACCTGTTTCTGTTAAATTAGGAGATGTTAAGGTGTTTTCAAATCTTCGTATACTAGTTCTTCCTATACCGTATGTTGAACCTGGACCTGCACCATATTCGTATAACATGGCATCATCCTTAAGGAATATATCATTAAAGGTTTCTTTAGTTTGATCCCATGCTCTACCTAACCATCCTTTTTCTTCTGGTTTAATCTGTGGGTCGAAGGATAGATTTGATTGATCAACATATTTTATTGCATGGGGTTTTATACGATCTTCAAGTAATGTTAATAGTCTATTTCCTCTAAATCTATTTGTTTTCTTTGAAGTAACACTAAGTCTTCCTACATCATCAGCTTTTTTTCTTACTACATTTTCATATTTTCTTTCATCAGGCCATATTGGTAATAAACCTGCTCTATCAAGATGAGTACCACTAAAATTTACAAGTGATTGGGCTAATAAATTAGTTCCAAGAGGATTAAATTGTCTGTTTCTACGTAAACCCGTAATATCTGAGAAAAATTCAAATGTTTCTGCTTCTCCGTCTTCAATAGCAGGGTTAGTAGTTTGTAATAATGTTTGTTTAAGTAAAAAACCTACACCTCTTTCAGAAAAATAAAAATTTGTTAATCTTTGAGTGTCTGTTGCTGATCTTTGTAATGCTGTTACTAATCCACCTCTTACTAATCCGTCTGTTACTCCATCTACAATTTCTAAACCACTTACTGAATCATTAGCGTCCGAAAGGTCAAGATTATCAGGTGATACACCTAATTGAGCAAGTGGATTACCTATAAAAGGTTCTCGACTAAAACCACCACCATTTCGATCAGATTGTCTACCCTCACCAAATTTAAAATTTCTTTGATTAAAGGTTATAGCCTCTAAATGGAGATTTTGAGTTGGATAACTAGAGTAAGATGATTCTACATCTCCACTTGTTAAATTTGATAAGAGTTCTTTTAAAGCCATATTTTAATAATATCCTCCGTCAGGACCATTGTTTTCATATTTTCCTGTTGATGGTAATCCTCCATTTAAATCCATAAAATGACCTGGTAAAGGAACAGGACCTGCTGTAAATTGGGAATCTCCATGAGTACCATTATATACTGATAATAATGAATCTTGTTGTAATGTTGAATCTAGGCCTAAGTTAAATGAAGGTCCAGGTAAACCATCTAAATCTTGATCTACTGGATTTCCACTTTGTGGAGCTAAAAATGCAACATTTTCTGTTATAGCTTTACTGTATACTGCTGTTAAAGAAGTTGGATTTGGGTTAGGTCCATCTGGTCCAGCATGAAATTCTGAGTCCGTACCTAAATTAAATGAAGGTCCAGGTAAACCATTTAAATCTTGAGACACTGGATTTCCACCTTGAGGGGCTAAAAATGAGTTATTTTCTGTTATGGCTTTACTGTATACTTCTGTTAAAGAAGTTGGATTTGGATTTGGACCGTCTGGTCCTGCATGGAATTCTGAATCCATACCTAAATTAAAAGGTTGTCCTTGTTGTGTAAGCATATTACCTACAGGTCCGTCACCTACTAAATCGTATAAACTTGTTTTGTCTTTTAGTGCCATAATATTGTTATTTTGTTATAAATATAAAGTTAAGCAAAACTATTATTATTTTTAGCAGTAGACATAATTCTTCCGTTAATGTATGAAGGACTATTATTATTAAAAGAATCATATTTTGTGGCTACATTAATTTTAGCTTTAGATAACCCTCTTTCTACTGCTCCTTCTATATCGGCTTCTTTTCCTGCTCCTACACTACCTGCTGCTGTACCTCCTTGCTCAATTGTAAAACCTAAAAAATCAAAAAGGAAACTTCCTTCACTTTCTAATTTAGCAACAAAGTTAATAACAGCTGTTTTTAATTTTTCTATAGCAGCATTAAATTGTTCTTGAACTGAAAGTTTTTGTAAATTATCTAATAATTCTTCTTTCCCTTCACGTCTTGCTCTTTCGGTTAAGTCTGCTATATTTTCTTTTTTCATTAAAATATCAGATAATTGGTCAGCTTCCATACCCACTGCTTTAGCTAATGCATCTTGTTGTAAAGTATTTAATTGAGAAAATTCATAAAAATTTCCTGCATTTTTTGATAATTCTTCAGCCAATGTATTTTGATCTCCTGTTAAAGCTGCTAATCTAGCTTTTTCTAAATTAAGTTGTTTTCCAGTAAGTAATTCTGCTTCTAATTCAGCTGATATGCTTTGTTCAAAATTTAAAAGTTGTTTCCCAGCTGCAGCTACTCCTTTTAATTCCATACCTAAAGATTTAGCTTTAGCTACCGCAGATGCTATAGCTTCTACACTACCACCTAATTGGGCTCTAATTTGTCCTGTAATAGTACCTGTTTCTTTAAGTATACCTTTGATGTCTAATCTTGTTCCTCTTTCTTTTTCTACTGCTAATGCAGAACCTACTGCATCAACTGTTAATTCTTTTACACTTTTACCTGATAACATAGCTGATTGGGCAAAACTAGTGGCAGCTTCAGCTGTTAGACCCATTCTGTTTTGGAGAGTAGCCATACCGTCTAATATTCTACCACTAATCATAGTAGCAGAAGTACCTAATGCTGCGTTAAGAGTACCTTGTGCCTTAGCTATTTCAGCTGTAGTATTTAATATATTAGAAGACGCTCCTTGAATGGCGGCGAAATTAGCTCGAACATCTCTAGCTTCGTTAGCGGATATTCCTAATCCTCTACCAATTTCAGTTATTTCACTGTTTACACTAAGTAACATTTTCATTAAACCTATAACTGCTGATGCTATCATTATCATAGGGTTGGCTTTTAGAGCTTTTACAAAATTAAGGGCTTTAGGAGCTAAACCACCTGTAAGTCCACTTAGAGCTTTCATATTTCCTTCAACTTTACCTATTATAGAATTTTTTTGTTTAACAAAGTCTAAATCTAATGAGGCAGATTTTGAAATATTTGCTCCTTTTTCTAAAATACTATCCATCCTTTTAGATGCTACATCAGCAAGGGTAGAAGATGATGCTTTTAGTTGGTTTTGACTTATTCCTGCTTTAATTAAAAGTGTTTCTTTTTTTTCTTGAATTTTTGTTAAATCAATAATAGATGCTTTTTCTTGTTTTATTTGCTCTATTGCTGTTAACTCATCAAATAATAAATCATTATAAGCTTTTTGTATATCAAAGGACCTTTTTATAGCTGCTTCCTCATCTATTCGAGCTATTCTTTTAGTAGATTGAGCATCCGCCTCCATCTGGTTAAATTGTTTTTGTCTTTCAAATTCAGCTTCGGTCATGATATTGTTGTTTTATTATAAATATAGAAAAAACAAAGGCGCTTACGCACCTTTATTATTTTTTAAAATTATAAACTGAGGAAGGTTTTATATTGGGTCTAGCAATAGAATCTGTGTTAGATTGTTGTTTTGCTTGTTTTTCCCTTGCTTCTTGTTGTTTTTTATTATATTCATTAATTTTTTGGATATGAAATCTTCTCATCCAAATAGGCATATTGTATACTTCAGAATGTATGAATCCGCCGTTTCCATGGTACACTAAATCGTGTATCTGAGTAAACAATAGTATTCTATGCTCCGACGTCAGGCCAAAAAAAGTCGACTCCAAGGGGAAACGGTACATTATATTCAATGTACCCATCGGAGTAAGTTAAATCTACCTTTAATTCTGTGTCTGGTGAAATTTCTTTGATATGAAGTCTTAATGCTCTTGCATCTCTTGCTAATAAAGACTTATCAATAAAGTCTCTAACTGTTTTTCCATCATAATTACCATCAACTGCTATAATTGTGTGTTTTAAACGAGTAGTTCCTTCAAAACCTTCTCTATTTAAACGTTTTAAACCTTCTAATTCTTGAGTAATTTTCTTTTCATCACCATGTGTTAAAAGTTTAAATGTAACTACACGTTTTGAGGCGGGTAATTCGAGTTCAAATTCATTTTTTCCTTCATTTACTAAAGTACTGTCTAATTCTTTATCATTTAAAGAAGTTAAATCAATAGACACTTTTTCTGATTGTCCTGTTTGAGGGTGAGTTTTATTTATTTCATATTCAGCACCATATCCTAAAATTCGTGCGGCAATTAAAACTGCATTTTTGTCTCCAATAAGTAAATCATCATAATTAAATTTACTAACCATAAGTGATTGAATTAATTTATCTAATACTGTTCCATTTTTGATAAAATTAACATTTGTGAGAATGTCTTCTTCACGAGCAGTCATATATTTCATTTCGACTTCTCCTTTTTTTAAAGGACTGTCTTCTGCGTAAAGTAAACCTTTTGAGGGCAGAGTAATTACCTCTGAAGGGAATTTTTGTTCTTCCATAACTTATTTTATATGTTTTTCTACTGTTCCATCGTTGTAAATGTAAAATAATACACTTCCATTAAATTGGTTTGAGGGGATAACTTCTTGACCTAATTCATTTACAACTCTTATTAATGTTCTTATATCGTTTGGATGTGTATATATTGGTAAGTCTTGAGCCCAATTAGGTGTTGTTGGTGTTAAAATTAATCTTAACTCACCTACATCAGGTATAATATAATTTTGAAATTCTTGTGTTATTTTAATCTGATAACCATAACCTGGTATAAAGTCTCCAATACCATTAAATCCCCAATCTGGTAGATAAGCATTACCTACTGCATCTTTAGCAATTACAACATATTCAGAAATCGATTCTAAGGTTGCTGCTACATCTTGAGGTGTATAGCGAGTATACCCAATCATATTCCATCCTTCGTTTAAAGTAATTGAAATACTTTGGGCATCATAAAAACCTGCGTCATATTGTTCAGTACAATCACTATTATTATACTGACAAGATCCATCATCTATATTAGCTTCTGGATTGTAATTTAAAGCTGTTTCATCTATACATCCATATGTCTCAGGAATAGTTACTTCATCACAATCTCCATTATCATTATTAAATTCTTCACAATTAAAATAAATCCCATAAGTTCCATCATCACAATAACCATCACCTAACCATGATTCATATCCGGAATAATCTTGTCCTTGACAATCTAATAAGTCTGATTGATTATATTCACATGAACCATCATCTGTATTGGCTAATGAATTATAGTTTAATGCATTTTCATCAGTACATCCTAATATATTAGAAATACCTCCACAATCACCTATATTTCCGTCAAATGGTGCCCCTCCTGATAATAATTGATTTCCATTACTATCTGAAATTGTCCATGATACTTCTGATTGCCAAGTACCACCATTACAAGTTACATCAATACAATCGACTGAGGAATCATAACAAACAACTCCATTTCCTGATGATCCATTTTCTATAGTTAATGATGTTCCATTAATAATTAAATTATTTCCATTCCAGCCATCACCATATGAATCTAACATGTCAACAACTAATGTTTCTCCTGTAATACAATTTCCATCACAATCATAACCAGGTAAAGGACCTGATCCACCGCAATCTCCACATTCGTCTACTTCGGCACATGATCCATCATCGTATATTGCTTCTACATCATAGTTACATGCTGTTTCATCCATACAACCATATTCTGAATTTGTTTCTGCATTACTATTAATCCAATCTAAAACATACGATACTTTTGACCATACTCCTGGATAATCTACATCTGCACATCCATAACCCCAACTTGTTGCTCCTATTAATAGCCATTTAGTATCATCACTATTTCTAACAGCTAAGGGACCACCTGAATCTCCTTGGCAAGCATCTTCACCACCATTAACTAAATCTCCAGCACATATCATAGATTCATCTAATGAACTACAACCGTAATCTCCAGAATTTCCATTTTCATCTGTAGATGTACCACAGGCTACATTATTACTAACAATAGGAGCTTCAACCATCATTAAAGTAGATGATAATGAACCACCTGATGAAGTTGTACCCCATCCAGTAATTGTAGCCATTACACCTGGATCTTGAACCCCTGCAGCAATATCGGCTGCTGTGACTAAATCAATTTTTTGTACATTTTCACTATAATTAAATTCACCATCAATTTCTAAAAGAGCAAAATCATATGAATTACCACTATAATTTGGGTGAACTATAATATTATTAAGACTATAACTTGTACCTCCTGAAGCAAATGCGTTTGAAGATCCTGCTCTTACATATACAGAATTTGGACTGTCTCCATTTACACAATGTGCTGCTGTTAATACCCATGAGTCTCCAATAATAGAACCACCACAGAATCCACTTCCGTTAGGGCTTGAAGTTAAGGCAATTTGCCAAGGGTAATCTTTAATGTCTACTTCTACACCACCAACAACTTTTGGTTCTTCTTGTGCTGAAATAGATAATGAAATGAATAAGGATAAAAATGTAAATAACTTTTTCATGTAAATAACTTTTTATTAAAACTTGTTCAGATATACATATATAGAAAAAAGAAAGGACGTCAAAAAATGACGTCCAGCCTCGCAACTTCGGGAGAGAAGTATATTTTAGTAATTTAAAATTGCATAATCCATTTCAACAGTTAAAGTAATCATTTGTGGGGCTCCATCTTGTGCCCAATCTAATTCACCAAAATTAACTTGTTGACAATAAGCACCTTTTAATTTCCATTCTTCAACTACATCACCTACAGGACCTAAAGACTGAATGTTAATGTCTTTTTTGTAAAAATCAGAATAACCATCTCTACCTGTAACTGACTCATGTGACAAACGAACCCATTCCATTACTGCTTGTGCACCTGATGGTGTTACTGGGTCATATAATTCCATTTGAATCGGATTCCAAACTCCTTTACCTTTAATTTTTCTTTTAGTATTAATATGATCTAAAGTTATATTATTAAATGTAATACTTGGTCTTGCTGTTTTTTTAATTAAGTAAGAAGGGATTCCGTCAATCAACATTATAAACCTATTTTGTAGTTTAGGTTCGAATGCTGTGAACATCATTTGGTTTGTTTCTAATATTGCCATCGTTTGTTATTTTATTCCGTTATAAATATAAAATATTCCTTTTTTTAGTATCCTCCTCCACCATTTCCATCAAATGTAGCACCTGTTGGCAATACATTAAAGTCAAGAATTATAAATTCTGCTGTTTTAGTTGGTTGTAAATAAATAGCACCTACTAATTGATTTCTATCTACAACATCTGCTGTGTTATTAGCTTCATCCATTTGTACTCTAAATGAATATAAACCTTGTCTTTGTTGTACTGATTCTAAATAAGGATTAACAATATTTAAGAATCTATTACGTGTTTGATTTGTGTTTTGTTCAAATACTAAGTATCTTGAAGAACTTGCAATAAATTTCTTTAATGCAATTAATAATCTACGAACATTAATTCTGTCTAATGCTGTTGATCTTTCTTGAAGTGTCTTTTGACCCCAAATACAAACTCCAGTTTGTGGGAATGTTGCAATTGGGTTAATCTTAGCATTATATAGACGATCTCTTTCAGATTGATTTAATCTTATTTTAGCTTCAATTACATTTCCTAACACACCTCTATTTAAACCTGCAGGTGCAAACCATTCAGCAGCAATTCTATCTGAAGCAGCAATTGCTCCTGGAACTATTACTGATGGCGGTACTAATGTTGGTACTCCTGAAGGACCATTGACTTTAACCCATGGATAATAGACTGCAGCGTAGTTAGTGTCTAACCCACTTGCTGCGTTTACAGCTTGGTTTATTGATTGATCATATTGGGTTAAATCCATTACATAAAATGCATCTCCCCTTTCTTCTACCATATCAACAGCTGCATTAGTAACATTTGTATGTAAAGATTTAATTACACCAGGTAATGCTACCATATTAATGTCATATTCGTCTTGATTTGAAAGGATGTTAAGTGCTTTTTTATATCCCTTAGAACCTGCTTTATCAGAAGCACTTAAATCAAAACCATATAAATTAGTACCATTTGAATAATTACCATGTAATGAGCTTTCATTTCCTATAAATTTAACTTGGTAAGGAGCTATTCCATCAGTTCCACCTTGGAAACAAACTGAAAATTGGAGTTGATCTGATGTAGGTCCAGTTTGTCCTGTTGAATCAATTGATGCACTTAATGATCCTGTCCATAAACCTGAATCTGAATGGCCATTGTAATTTTCGATATTAAAATCACCTGCTACATTAAATTCTTGAATTGAAGGAAGTGCTTTAAGGAAATTTTTATTGTCTAATTCTTTTTCATCAAACTTCCAACCTAAATAAGCTCTATTATTGTAATTGTTTCCTATTACCTGATTTCCTTCATATGAAGCTGATGGTATAGAAATGGGTTGATTAAAAGATTGAGATGAGATAGTATTTTGAACTGCTCTAAATCCCTTAGGGGAAACTTTAGGATTAACTGCTTTGGAAGCAACTGCATTTGAAACTTCTACTCTACATAATTGTGAAACATTAGGATAATTACCAAGTAATTCTACTTTACCTAAAGTGTCATTATATTGTGGGTATCTGTCTCCAATTACTCTTGCAATATAATTTGAACTTTCTGGATTTAAATTACAATTATTATATTGTTCTAAAATTACTGGATTTTTGTCTGTGTCGTTATATCTTCTAATTAATATTGAAAATGTTGAATATTGTTCTTCACCATCTATGTCAGCTGGTTCTCTTAAACCTGTAATAGAAATTTTATAATCTATATTACATTCATCTCCATGTCCTAAACTATGAAATTTAAATAATTCTTTTACACCACCATTTAATGAAGATGGTTCAAAAATTTGAGAAGTAATAAATGGAGTTGATGCGTATGAATATCCTTCTGTTTGACTAGTTAATCCTTCAAATTTCATATCAGATCCAAGTGTAACAACCTTAAACTGACTATTACTTCCAAAACTTGGATATTCTCCTAAAGAATCATCTGTAGCTTCGGCCATTGTTCTATTCATTAAGGTTTTTTGGAGGCTTTTAAAATTCATGTAAGTGTATCCAGGAGTACCATTGTATGTATTAACTCCTGTTTTACTATTATTGGGATTATCACCTAATTGTTTAAAAATATAATTGTTGTCTGATGGGTTTACAGAACCTATTATTTGAGTATCAGTAATACCATTACCTCGTAATAATAAATTACATTCTTGAATAATTGAACCTTCTCCTTGTTGTGTAGTATTTCCTAAATCAGGTGTTGCAGTATTTTTTGAAGGGTAAATTATCCCTAATAGTAAATTTGAACCATCTACTGAAACTTCTTTTTTTGCTCCTAATTCTGCAGAAGCCATTTTTAAAAAGTCACCTTCATTAACTTCTTTAAATGTTGTTGCACCACCTGCTGGGGTAACTGTATTATCTACTGGATCTGTTTTACTACCTGTTTTAAATTGTACATTTACAAGATTTGGGTCTGTAAGTGATGATGTAAAATTTAAGACGTTGTTTGGTTCGTCATCAGATCTTGAAGCTGTAAATAAAATTGGTCTAGGATATTGATCTCTTAATAAATTAAAAGAGGCTACAAAAGTTGATACATCAGCTGATGTAGGTCCCGCACCATCACCACAATCAACATAAACTCGACCATTAGTTCCTTCATCATCTAATGGGAAATTAACAAGATCATTTGTTTGAAAAACATTATCGAAAACATGTGTGACTTCAACAAAAATAAATTTTGTTTGATCTATTATTAATATATCAGGAGTACTTTCAGTATTTCCAGAATTTATAGCATTTGGATGAGTGTTAAAACGAAAAGATGCTGTTGCAAATTTA